GCTACCGGCACACCAGCATACTCTACACTCGCCTCGCTTAAATCCAAAGGCTGGGTAATAATTGTTAATGGCGTAACACTTTAAAAAATGACAGACGAAACTCATCGATTCTTTAGGTTCAGCAACGAGGCATCCTACGAGCAGCTCACGACCGCTGGTAACACCGCAAGGAACCTACCAGACGAACAAAGCGAACGCTGGCTTGCTCTTTGGGATAAGACTTTCTTAGACCCAGAGACCAACAGCGACCGCCTGTATTGTGTTAAGCGCAGTGGCATCCTTGAGACCGACGATTTTGACCTAGAGGGTATCGAAGAGATTAACCTTGAGACTTATCTTCAACGCCTACGCTGGGAGCCACCTATCGAAGAAGACCTTGAGCTTCTCGACGAACTTGAACTGATAGACTAATGGACGAACAACAAGAACCACTCACAGACATTGAGCAATCCCGCGCTGATACAGGGTTTCGATACTATGTTGTTCAGCCCGACGAACTCTACACGGGACTTGTTGCAGCCGTAGACTCTGACCGTGGCTATCCTAACAAACAAGGCACTACGCTCACTGGACTTCCACCTGTTGCTAACCTTGCAGAAGCTACTGATGGTAGTGGACGACTCATAGCCATCGACTGCTGGAGATTCACCGCTAACGATGACGCGATGCTTGAGGGGACCGATGGAGTGCAGGAGTTGACGCAACTGGAGTTCTTAGCGATTAAACCAAAGCCACAAAACGAACTTGAATGATGCAACAACATATTACACACCCCATAACTGGGATAATTGCATCTAGCTGGTCGGCTATCTCAGCTTATTTTGATTATTTTGAGATGGCCATTGGATTCATCTCTGCAATTATTGGTTTGATTATTGGAATACTTTCACTCGCAAACACTTGGCAAAAATTTAAAAACCGCAAAAAATGATTGATTACATTATTGAAAACAAAGAGCAACTTTTTGGAGTTGTCACCGCCGTTATCGCAGCCGCTTCTGCAATCGCTGCGCTGACACCTACCCCGAAAGATGACACCATCATCGGCAAAGCTTACAAACTTGTTGACTGGCTTGCCCTTAACGTGTTTAAGGCTAAAGATAAGTGATAAAGCTCCTGACAGCCGCTCTGAGAGCATATATTGCTCATTTGGATTGGTTGCAACGAAATTACATCTATGGCCTTGAGGATGAGATTGATGAGCTTGCTGCTGACGGCAGTGCTGCTGCCAAGTTGCGCATTGAACGACTCGCTAAAAGGCTTAAACGAGAGCGCACTCTACGACCCGCCGACAGTGACTCTGATTGATGGCCAGTTTTATCAATTCCAAGAAGGCATCCTTCCCGGGCGCGGGCAGAAGTTTCACAGTGACTATTCCTATCGAAGAGCCATAATCATAGCCAAATGAAGTCACTCATTCAAAAACTGCTCGCTTTGTTTTTTAAACGTGAGCCAAAGCCCGAGCCAGTTAGAAAGGTTTCCATATGCGTAGGCCACAGCCGAATCAACGATAGCGGAGCTAGAAGTGTGGGTGGAGTTAGTGAGTGGGAGTTCAATAATGCCGTTGCAATCTTTTTAAACGAGAAGCTGAAAGAGCGTGGAATTGCTTCCAAAGTTATTAATGACTACCCATTTAAGACCTACGGCAAATCAATGGACTGGGTGCGGGAAAGAACATGGGGATTTGATGTTGCCATTGAGCTTCATTTTAACAGCTACACAAGCACTTCAGCAAAAGGCTTTGAATACCTTTACTATCATGGAAGCAAGAGCGGGGAGAAGCTAGCCAAGGCATTTGCTGACCAGCATGAAGCAGCGATTCCAGCACAGAACAATCGGGGCGCAAAGATGGTGCGGGTTGGTGAGCGTGGTTACAAATTTCTAGTGAAGACAGAGCCAACTGCCATCATCTGTGAGCCGTTCTTTGGCAGCAACCCGGGCGAATGGGTGCTGTTTGACGGCAATCAGGAGGTGCTTGCAGACGTTTACGCTGACGCACTCAAGAATTATTTTGCTGCTTGAACCCTTATTCTATAAGGGATTTTACAGAAAATTGCTTGGGTGGATAAAAAAAGTCTTTTACTCCCGGTGCATTTGTGGAATAGTCACGGCGATATGAATGACATAGATGATTTTTTAATTGAAGCTCTAGAGCGACTAGAAACGAAAACCAATGCAAACGGTGATGTTTATTCGAAAAGATGCGGGAACAAGCCGAGTCCAAAAGATCACGTGAAGATTTCCGCCTTTAACAACAACAAAGAAAAAACAACATTATGAAAAAACAAGTAACAAAAAATGAACTCCTGATTGCATTGTTGGATAATTTTACCAGCACAAATGACCTTAGGAACGTCTACAAATCCGATGGCAGTATTTTAATGACTGTAGAAGACGCAAAGACACTAGTTGAAGGATTGAAAGAAACGGCTAACCCTGAGCAAATCGCTTTCGAATCTTCATTAGATACGCTTCTCCATGAATTCGAAGATCATTTTCCTGAGTTTGGCGGACCTCGTTCATCATTCTATGAGCTGTTTTATATTTGGCGGAATCAAGTCCGAGTTGATCTACGCTCAAAATACAACAACCTCTAACGCGCGTTAATTCCGAAGATTTTCACAACAATATATAATGAACCTAAAAGAGATTCTCCAAGCCATCGCCTACATCGCCATTTTAATCTTAATGGCATGGGCAGGCGGGCAAGTTTAACGGCTGGCAGCCTACTACCGGACCGTGGTGCGTCCTAACTCTACACCTGACAGCCCGGAATAGACGGGCAACCAACTAAAAAACGATATGAAAAAACAATTCGCAAAAGAAACCCTGCAAGAAATCACCCAAGACATCATTGATGAAAGGGGTGCCTTTAATTTAGCAAGTGTCAGAAAGTGGCTTCCCGCATACTCTTGGTTTGCTGATGTAAACAAAGCACTAAGCCTTGATGAGCAAAATCAAATTATTTTAAAGACTTTGTAATGAATCATCCATTTCTTACTATATTGGCCATTGTTCTTATGGCACCGTTTACCATTTTAATTGTTGCACTCAACATGAAGCGCAGCAACGAAAGACACCTTAGAAAGCTCAAGCAAAGAGCCGACAAGAAACAAAACAGAAAAAACCAATGAAAACACCAAAAAACGCAATTGCATTAATTGCTGAACTAAAAACACCTAAGCAAAGAAAAAACAGCTTTGCAAAGTTTCAATATCGAAACGTTGAAGACATCACTCAGGCTTGCAAGCCATTGCTTGAGAAGCACAAGCTACTGCTTAACATCAGTGATGACCTTTACGAAGTTGATGGCCGCCTATTTGTTAAGGCGACCGCAACAATTAGTGACGGCGATATTGCCTTATCATCAACAGGCTATGCCGAACTCGACTCTAGCCGTAAAGGCATGAGCATGGAGCAAATCAGCGGCTCTGCTTCAAGCTACGCTCGCAAGTATGCTTTGGCCGGGTTGCTTTGCCTTGATGCTAGTGAAGACAGCGACAGCCACCAAGCGCGGCACACCGTGCAGACAATTACAGCGGCACAGGCTAAGAAGTTAGAAGCCCTAATAACTCAGACAGGCTCAGACAAAGACAAGTTTTTGAAGTGGCTTGGAGTTGATTTAATTAAAGACATTCCAAAGATTGATTTCGTGAAATCAAAAACGGTGCTTGAGAGCAAAATTCAAAACACTATCGAACCACTGCAATGAAGATTCACGAAGTAAGCAGTGCCGACTATCACACGCTCTTGCGTTGCAACCGGGCTGACATATTTGCCCCGGAGTCATATCTCTCAAAATCAGTTCTCTGGGAGCTTAACAGTAGCAGCTTATTCAAATGGCGATTTCACCCCCGGGAGTTCTCACCGACTCCAGCAATGCAGTGGGGCAGCCTAGTTGATTGCCTAACCACTACCCCGGAGCTAGTAGACGAAGAAATAAGAATATCACCTTTCTCAAGCTACCGCACAAAGGAAGCCAAGGAATGGCGTGATGAACAGCTTGCTGTTGGAAAGACAATAATCACCCAACAGCAATTTGATGAAGGTGTTAAAGCATCTGAAATGCTAATGCAGACTAATGTTCAATCTGCTGAGATATTTGATGGCAGCCTAAAACAGGTAATCATTGGTGCAAAAATTAGCGGTGTGCAATTCAAAGGGCTTGTTGACCTTGCCCCGGTCGGCAAAGATTACCTTGTTGATTTGAAGACAACAGGCATGGATTTCACGCTTGAAGGCTTCAGCAAAGCCATTGCAAATTTTGGCTATCATGTGCAAGCTGGGCTTTATCTAGCACTCTGGAACTCAACACACCCGGAAGACACCCGGCAGCGGTTTAAAATTGTTTGGCAGTCAAGCCAGCCACCTTATGAAGTTTGTGTAACTGAGCTTCACCGGGATGAGATTGCGGCAGGGCTAAAGACTGCACTGCGATTACTTGGTAAGCTCAAACACGCCGCGCAGGAAGACCACTGGCCAATGCTAGCAGAGAACGAGACTCCAATCTTAAACCGCCCGGTTTGGGCAGCGATGCAAGATGAAGACGAGTAAAATGCAGACAAGTCACGTTGCTAAGTTGACGGCATTGAGAAGAGTAATTGATGCTGGCGTGACGACTAAACGCCAAGAGATGTCACTGCTTGCCATTGATTTTGACCCAAGAATCAAAACAACAGAACTGGCTAAAATATTAAACACGACTCGCAGCAGTGTGAGGGCTTTAATGATTCAGCTTGCCGAAAAAGGTTTGGTGATTCTTCAGCACGAAGGCGGAAAGCGTGGAACTAACACTTGCAGGTATTCTTTGACTCACAAGGCTCAAGACATCCTTGACGACATATTCAAATGATAATCGTCGGCATAGACAACGGACTTGACGGCGGGTTGGCAGCAATCTCGACCCACAACGGTGATTTGATTGACCGCATAAAAATGCCAACTAAGAAGGTGGGCAACAAGCGTGAAGTTGACTCATTGGCCGTCTACCGTTGGCTGTGTGACCTTCATTCACCTTACACGTTAGCCATTGAAGAGCCGCTGCCGCACGCCAAGAGTAGTGCGGCAGTGCGCTCTATGGCTTTGTCATTTGGCAAACTTGTAGGAATGGCAGAAAGTCGAGTGCAGCAAGTCGTAAGGGTGCAAGTGCGAGAGTGGCAGAAGGCTATGCTCGGCAAGGTGCCAAGGGGTGAAACCAAAGCTTTTGCCCTACGTCAAGCAAGCCGTCTTTGCCCTGATGAAAACTGGCTTGGAAGCGAAAGAGCTAAGAAACCGCATGACGGTATAATTGACGCTTACTTAATAGCGAGACACCACTGGCAGGAGCATGAGCGCAATAACTAAACATCACGACGAACTCAACCAAGCTCAGTGGCTTGTCTCTTATTGCCCCAAGTGCAAGTGCCAGCCACAAATCCAATATGAGCCGGGCGTGACCTTTGCAGAGTGCAAATGCCGCAAGCATGTTTTGCCAGATGAAAACTATCTGGAACTTGCCCGGCAAATTAACGTGGTGCATGAGCCACGTTTAAAACATTACCAATTCTTACAATGCCATTCCCGCAAAGCGTCCTAATTGCAGGGCAACGAATTAAAATAAAACGTGCAGAGCTAGACGACTGCTTCGGCCAGTATCGCCACGACGACCGGGTAATAGTTTTAGGCAAAGAAATCACTGGCTGGACGCTAGAGACAACCTTACGGCATGAAATGCTTGAAGCTTCGCTTTTGCTTTCCGGTGTCGGCTGGTGTGAAAATTATGAACAGGAAGCCGTTGTAAGGTGCATGGACGAAGTATTCTTTCCCGCTTGGGAGCGAACCCAAAAACGATTAAGAGAATGAGTGTTCCGAGAATTAGACTGACTAAAGACGAGCATGCTTTAATTAAGCAGCTTCGCAAAAAAGGAGTGGCGAGCGAGCTTGTAAACCAATGTGATGAAGCCGGGCTGCCGCTCTCAAACGTAAAGCACTTTTGGTATAAATCAGAAAAGTTTTCAATTTTCAGCAAGACTGACGGGTTGCAGTTGGAAGATGTTTTCGACCCTATTATCAAGGACGTTCAGCGATACTCGCCAAAGTTCCGAAAGATTAAGCGAAGCAAAATCAAAAACCCACACTGCCTAATCCTTGACCCATCCGACATTCACGTTGGTAAGCTCGCAGTAAACCATGAAGCCGGAGAGAGCTACGATGTGAAGAAGGCCGTGAGCATTGTTGACTCCGGCATTGATTCCCTTCTGCAAAAGGCTGCCGGGTTTCCTTTAGACAAAATCATCTTTGTGATTGGCAACGACTGCCTTCATATCGACTCATCAAGCTCACCCGTCACTACTGGCGGGACAAGCCAAGACATGGATGGGAAGTGGCACGATGCTTTTTTAGCGGCTCGCGATATGTATGTCAGAGCAATTGAAAAATGCCTGCCGCTTGCCGATGTTGAAATTATTTTTGCGCCGTCAAATCACGATTTCATGAGTGGCTTTATGTTGGCTCAAACAATCAAAGCATATTTCCGAAAATCCAAAAATATTACCTTTGATGTCTCAATTGCACACCGAAAGTATACGGCCTACGGCAAAAACCTTTTGAGCTTTTCGCATGGTGACGGTGCTAAACTTGCCGACACCCCTTTGCTGATGGCGACAGAGCGCCCGAATATGTGGAGCAATAGCGTTCATCGCTATATCTATCTGCATCACATTCACCACAAACAAACCGCTAAATTTATGGCTGGGCAGGACTTTATTGGGGTGACTGCCGAATATCTTCGCAGCCCGTCAGCAAGTGACGCATGGCACGCAAAGAAGGGCTATCGAAGCCCGAAGGCGGTGGAAGCATTTATTCATTCTTACGACAATGGCCAAGTTGCCCGGTTGACGCATTACGTTGATACTGACCAGAAGGTTTGCAAATGCGGGGTAAATCTTTACCATAATTACGCACAGGGCTGGATATGTGAACGATGTGAAGGATGAAACAAATACAGTTTAATAAACAAATGATAAGTGAAGCCGTTGATAAGGCTAATCAATTGGGAGAAATAAACAATTCAATTACCAAAGGTGCTGGCAATGTCGCTGGATATCTTTCGGAAATTGCACTTTGTGAGCACTTAGGATGCAAAAACGTGTCATGTGATCCGGGAAAGTATAAATACGATTTTGATTTGCTTAAAAACGGTAAAAAAATCGAAGTAAAAACAAAAAGGCGAACGGTTGATCCACAGCCACATTATGAGGTTTCAATTGCTGAATCCAGTAAACACCAACAAACCGATTTCTATGCCTTTATGTCTATTACTTTTTCCAAAAAGTTTGGCTTTGGTAAAGATGTTAAATATTATTGCCCTACATCTTTGTGGCTTTGCGGGTTTATGCAGAGTGATAAATATTTTAGTCACGCCAGATACCTTAAAAAAGGGCAAGTTGACGGGTCTAACGGATTTACGGTGAAAGCCAATATGTTTAATTTGCCAATTGAAAAATTACTTACAGAATTTCCAGAATGAAAATAGACAAAGCAAAATAGGAGCTTTATAGGCTCACAAAAAAACGACAAGAAACCTAAAAAAATACTAAAAACGAATGAATTATTTAAACATCCACACCGACATTTTACGCGGTGTAGAATTTATTGGCGCGGACCCGGTAGAGCGAGCCACATGGCTAGCATTGCTTGGTTGGTGTGCGACACAAGAAAACAGCGGAACGATTGAAAACTGCAAATCTTGGAAAAGTCGGCAATGGCAACAGCTTGCAGGAGTGACCGAAGATGAAGTAAAAACCACTAGCGAACTTTATGGGTTTAAAGGTGAAAACTTAGTGGTTAAATTCTATCCGGTTGAGTCTGAAGCAGCAGTTAAATCTAAACGCGAAAAAGGCAAGCTTGGTGGCCGTCCAAGAAAAGTTAAGCCAACCGAAAACCCTGATGGAATAAAGGAAGAAAACCATATGGATAACCATAAGGATAACCATATGGGTAACCATGAGCGAAACGAAAAGAAAGGAAAGGAAAAGAAAGGGAAGGAAAATATAACTAAGAATTCCGCAAATGCGGATGAGTTAGATAAAGATTTGCTTCGCTCTGTCTGGAACTTTGCACCGGAGCGGGCAAGGCGAAGAAGTAGCCGTAAACAAGTGGCCGATGAATGGAAAAAGATTAAGAAAAAAGACAGACCTGAAAAACAAGCAATCGTAAACGCAATTCAAGCATGGAACAAATGTGACGACTGGACAAAAGAAGGAGGCAGTTTTGTTCCGGGTCTGCATTTATGGATAAAAAATGAAAAGTGGCTGGATTTGCCTGAGCAGCCAGCAAAGAAACCAATAAGAATTCTTACGAAAGAAATGTTATGATTGAAATTGAAAAACCAACAGCCTTAGAAGCTGAAAAATATGTTTTAAGTGTAGTTTTGCAAAAACTACCCGGATGGGATGATAAACCGATTCAACCAGAGTGGTTCTACTCGCAGCACTACCGGCGACTTTACGAATTTGCAATTAGTAATAAGCTACCGGCTGACGTTCAAGGCGATTTATCTTTGACCGTCGAAGCACTGAAGCAGCGCGGCATGATTGATGGCACTGATGGCGTAGCGGAAATTGCTAAAATTCTTATTTATGCTCCAACCATTAGCCACTTTGGTCAAAGCATTGAAGCAATGCGTGATTGTTACAGCAGAAGGCTGGCAATCGATGCAGCCAAGAACCTTGCAGAGCGAGCAGCCGATTTGAACGACAAAACAGGTTTTATTGATGCGACCGGGCAACCCATGACAGAAGTAGCCGAGTCAGCAACCGATACAGAAACAACCAGAGACCGGGCGGCATTGCTTAAAGCGGTGGCCGATGAATTTGCTGATTTGGTCAATGGTAAGGTTAAGCCTAATGGTTTTGAAGTCTCACTGTCTACGCTATCGGCAGCATTGCGGGGATTTAAGACGCCACGCTACTGCGTGATTGCTGGATTCCCCGGAAGTGGTAAAACATTGCTTGCCGGACAGTTCCTGACTGACATCGCCAGCACCGGGACACCATGCCTAATGATTTCTTGCGAGATGACTGCCCAGCAAATCATGCAGCGGTTCATAGGGACATATGGCAGACTACCGTCTGAATTGCTCTCAGACCCGCTCTCATACGCTCGAAAGCAAAATAGGGTAACAGTATCCAAGGAGGAGTTAAATGCTTTCAGAAAGTCTTACAGGGCCATTAAAGACATGCCGCTACATTTTGAAGAGCCAGTGTCGCCGCGAATCGGTCAAATTATCACAATGATACGACGAGCACACAAACGCTATGGTGTAAAAGTTATTGGAATCGACTACCTTCAACTTATTCAAGTTGCTGACGCAAGCAGCAAGGAACAAGAATTGACTCAGATTTCACACGCTCTGCAAGGCATTGCTAAAGAGCTAGATTTGCTGATTTTTGTGCTGTCCCAACAAAACAAGGAAGGACATTTAAAATATGCCACTTCAATAAATGAAGACGCTGATTATGTGCTTTCACTAGTTCAAGAAATGGATGAAAAAAATGACGATTATCTTTCCGTCACAGGCATCACAATCAAAAAAGACAGGCACACCGGACGTTCCGGGCTGCTGCTGCCAATTATTAGAGATGCAGACAAAATTTTCTTTCGTGAATTATGAAAAAAACACTTGCTCAAAAATTAAAAAAATTAATAATTAGAAAGAAATGAAACGTAAGCCAGACACCAAGCTGGGTGAAATTATTGAAATCCAACCGGAAGAAGTATATGAAAATGGCTTCCGTAAATCTCGCTTTGTTATTGAAACGCCCGGTGCATATTCTCAGGAATTAGTCTTTGAGTTACACAATGAAAAGGCTGACATTACCAGCGTCTACCAGCCGGGTGACTTCGTCAAAGTCTTTTACGACATTAAAGGAAACCGTGGAAAAGATGGAAAGCATTACACAAATCTCATCGCTTGGCGCATCGAATGTGCTGAGTGATAGAAACCAAAAAAACAACCCAAAATAAAACAACAGAATGAACAAGGGAGGAATACTAAGGCTGTCGCTTAACGTCAGCAATATCGATAAAGCCAAGCTCTATAAAGGCAAAAAAGGAGTCTACCTTAATGCCGCTGTATTGCTTAAGGACGAGCCTGATGAATACGGCAATGATGGCATGATTGTCCAAGATGTAAGCCAAGAAGAGCGCAAGCAGGGCATCAAAGGTGCCATTCTAGGAAATGGCAAGTGGGCTGGTCAGAGACCAACCGGGGAGCAAGTAGCTGCCGATATGGATGACGGGGACGAAATCCCGTTTTAAGATTTGCATGTACGTAATCATCACGGGGTGGGGTGTAAAAGCCCTGCCCCGTTTTTTATTACACATTTTCTAATTTCTAATTAGGGACAACTTAATTTTCTGGTGTCCCCTATTTATTGTGAAGATTGCAAAAAAGATGCATTTTTTCACGTTTTAACGCATTTTTGTTGTTTACAAGAATCAAATTTTGGCATATAGTCATAACAGATATGAAAAAAGCAGATAAACAAAAAACTATTAACCTAGTCCAAGAAGAGCTTACAGGAGTTGTTAACCAACTTCAATATATTGAAGATGTTATTAAATATCAAAAGCTTGAAGATGTTTCAGTCCTTGAACTTCTTGAAAAAGTTAAAGAGTTCAAAAAATCAATCTAAATAAAAAACGATATGGAAAAAATAACACCAGACCAGTTGTATGAATTCGCTTATCAGGCAGGACTCCGAGGACAGGAGAGCATGACTTGCCCAAGCTCTTACCGTGGGTGGATAATCCCAGAAATTTTCTCAAACGGAGAAATCCCTCATAGGCTTTGGAGAGTGGCCTATGCCGAAGGCTTGGAGCAGTATGGCACTTACATGGTGCAAGGCGAGGAGGATCGAGAGCGAGACTGGCAAGACTAACCTTTTGATATGAAAGCAAAAATCAACAAAGCCATCGCCCACCTTGGGCTTGAGATACAAGGCGGCAACGGAAGCGGTTGCTTTTATTTTACAAATGCACACGGTGCATTAAACGCTGACTTAGTCATGGTGTCAGCTATGACTCACTTGCCTGTTTCAAGGTGGGTTGAAGAAGCACAAAGCGCACTTGAGCAAGACAGGCAAAACCAAAAGTCACTTAAAGGGTTAGTGCCAGTAATCAAGCTATCAGAAAGGATTTACTAAAATGAAAAAATTTAACAATTTTCCTACCCGCATCAAACTCTTTATTGAAGATGATGTAATTACTGAATTTTACGCTTCTTCTCTAAAAGATTACAAGGAAAAGATGTATTGCATTATTGAGGAAAAAAAATTGTATCACACTTTCATTGATACCTACGCCGTGGAAGGAAATAGATACAATCAGACCCTCATAGAGGTTGAATCGTTTCTTGTCGCTAGTAGAAAAACTTGGGTAGAGCGAAAAACCATAAAAGTAGAAAAAATAACAAATGAATAAACATGGAGGAAAACGAGTAGGGGCCGGAAGGCCCAAAGGCAGCGGCAAAGGCCGCACTGTTAAAACCAGCAGCATCAATCTCCCGCCAACGGTATGGGATAAGCTGGACGCAATCCGGGGTGATTTAAGCCGCTCCAAATGGATAGCAAAGCAAATCAAATTAAATTTGTCTTGATTGCTTTACATGATAACAATCAAGATTTATTTTTAAAAAGCAATGAAACTATACAAATTACCAGATACGCTAAAAAATCATCCCCGCATTAACGACTTAGGTGTTATCATTAAAGGCGGCAGACCACGTGGAGATGTTGAGTTTAAAGCTCAAATTGTAGACGATAGAAAAGTCATATATGAAACAGATTGGCATATTTTACATGGATACGCGCGCGTCATACGTAAACATTATGTCAACGAATTAGATGCACTTAAAAGCAAGTAAAAGCAAGTAAAAGCAAATAGAGATGAAACTACAAAATGCACTTAAAAAACTTCAAAGAACGGGGTTTAAAGTAAAAAAAAGCGAATGGAGATACCAAGCAGAAATCAAAGAAAGTAACTGGGTAATTGAATTTAGCCAACACGATGGAGAAATTCAAAGCATTTCAATTAGAATGAAACATGATTATCCTGACATTCAAACAGATTATTTTCCTTATATTTGGAAAGATAACCTTACACAAGCAATTAACAGTGTGAAATCAAAGCTATGAGACAAATAAACCCATTAGCAAAAGCATGGTCAAATTCTGAAAAGGATTACATAGGTAGATTAAAAGGCATTAAGAAACAAAAAAAATGGAAGCAATATTTAAATTCTAATCATATTTTTGAAAAGCATTTTTCAGATGAACCAACTGGCGAGAAAAAGATAATGACTGGCGCGGAAGCAAATGAAGACAATTGCATATTAGTTAGACAGTATATTAAACAAGCTGATATTGGTAATAAAGGGCGAGCATTAGAAGAATGGAAACCCATTAAATTATTTGTGGAAATTAAAAATGAAGCATAAAACAACACACGCCGCGCTTTAAGTCGTGTCATATAATAAAAATAAAAATCCCAATAAAACATCCAAAACGCTCTAGGAAATGATCCTAGGGCGTCTGGCGTTAACGTGGTTCCTTCTGGAGGTATCTTACCTGCAGTCATCAGTCATTGAGACATTTTTCTAGGCAAAACTTTTTTTAAATGCCATTTTATTTTTGAAAATGAAAAACAAAAAACACCAACCAGATGCGATTGAATTGGTCGATTTAGACTGCTTAATTCCTTACGCTAAAAACAGCAGGACACACTCCGAAGATCAAGTGGCGCAAATAGCTGCAAGCATTTTGGAGTTTGGTTTTACCAATCCTGTATTGATCGGAAACGACAACGATATTATTGCTGGCCACGGTAGAGTTTTGGCAGCCAGAAAACTTAAATTTGGAAAAGTGCCATGTATTCGTTTAGGTCATTTAACAGAAACACAAAAAAGAGCTTACGTCATTGCCGACAACAAATTAGCCTTAAATGCAGGATGGGATGAAGAACTTTTAGCAATTGAGTTAACCGATTTGAGGGAAATTGATTTTGATTTAAATCTGACGGGATTTGATGCTGATGAAATTGAAGCATTTTTAAATCCAGAAACTGAGGAATCAACATTAAGTGATGAATACACGCATAAAATTGATACCCCTGTTTATGAACCAAAAGGAGAAAAACCTAAGATTTCCGAACTTGTAGACAAAGAAAGAACCGAACTGCTTGCTGATAAGATTAAAAAAGCAAATATTGATCCTGATATTCAAAATTTCTTACTTGAGGCTGCAAATCGTCATCTGACATTTAATTACGAAAAAATTGCCGAGTTTTACTGTCACATGAACAAAGAGACACAAGAACTAATGGAAGATTCAGCTCTTGTTGTTATTGATTTTCAAAAAGCGATGCAATTAGGTTATTTAAAGCTGAAGGAAGATGTTGAACAAATACTTACAGAAGAAGACGATGAAGCTTAATGAATTTTGTATTTTTGTAATTAGCCACGGTCGTCCAGATTCAATTGTTACTCTTAAAACTTTAAAGGGATGCAATTATACTGGAGAGACATATATTGTATGTGATAACGAAGACGAAAAAATCAAAGAATATCAAAAAAACTACGGGAAAAAAAAGATTCTTGTTTTTGATAAGCTAAAATATGCAAATAAAATCGACAGTTGTGACAACTTTGAAAACAGAAGAACAACAACTCATGCAAGAAATGCTTGCTTTGATTTTGCCGAGAAATTAGGATATAAATATTTTTTAGTCCTTGATGATGATTATACAGCATTTCGTCATAACTTTGATAAAAAAGGGAATTTTGTAAGATCCTATGTTCAAGATTTCGATAAACTTTGTGAAATTTGTTTAAATTTTCTAAATGTTGATGATCGAGTTAAATCCGTTTGCTTTATTCAAGGTGGTGATCTTATTGGTGGAGTATTGGCTTTAGTCAGTCAACCTTTTCCTTTTAAAAGAAGAAAAGCAATGAATTCATTTTTTTGCAGTACAGAAAAAAGGTTTTGGTTTTTTAGTCGATTAAACGAGGATGTTAATACCTATCTAGAATTAGGCAAAAAAGGAGACATCTTTTTTTCTATTCCAGAAGTTGCTTTAAATCAAAAACAAACACAATCAAATGCAGGAGGAATGTCTGATGCTTATCTGGAAAGCGGCACTTATGTAAAATCATTTTATTCAGTGATTATTAATCCTTCATTTGCCAAAGCGACATATCTGCCTCGCATGAATCGTATCCATCACAAGATTTCATGGAAAAACGCAATTCCTAAAATATTGGATGAACACCACAAAAAGAAATGAGCGAAAAAAAGCCATTAAATCCAAAAGGAAAAAATCCATCAGTTCCTGTATCTTCTTTAGCTAAATTATTTAATTTAACTAGTGTCAGAATTCAACAACTTGCTTCTGATGGGATTGTAATTAGGACCGGAAGAGGTAGATATGATTTATGGTCTTCTATTTCTAATTACATTGAATACTTACAAGAAAGAAAGGTTAATCAGTGGGACAATGAGTCTGAAAATCCTACGGAATTAAAAAAACACCAATTGCGACGAACTAAAGAAGAGGCTGATAAATTAGAATTGGCCAACGCTAAAACAAGAGGAGATTTAATTGAAAAAAATGAAGTTATTAAAGCTGGAGAAGAAATAATGGCTATTGTTAAAAATTCCATTTTAAATGATAAAATAACAGAGGAAGCTAAAGATAAATGTCTAAAAAATTTACTAAGGCTGAAAAGCAAATTAAATGAAATATGAAATTACCAAAATAGTTGAATCGTGGCTTAATGTTTTTGAGCCACCTCCTAGGGTAACTGTTTCTGAATGGGCTGACAGTTATCGTTATTTGTCACCAGAATCATCAGGTCAGCCCGGTAAATACTCATCAACGGTAACTCCTTATGCAAGGGAGTGGATGAACTCAATTAACGATCCGCAAGCAACCGGGACGGTGTTAATGGTAGGGGCTCAACTTGGCAAAACTGAGGTTTTGAATAACATGATTGGATATTTTGTTGATATTGAGCCAGCACCAATTTTAATGGTTCAACCGACGATTGAGATGGGTGAAGCGTGGAGTAAAGAGCGACTTGCACCAATGTGCCGGGACACGCCAAGAATCAAAGACAAGATTGCAGATGTAAAATCGCGAACTAGCGGTAACACAATATTGCACAAAACATTTCCGGGCGGCAATTTGGCAATTGCTGGAGCTAATGCTCCGGCTGGATTGGCGTCACGTCCAAGGCGGGTTGTTTTGCTTGATGAAGTTGATCGCTACCCGGTAACGGCTGGAAGTGAAGGTGACCCATCAAGCTTGGCTATACGCCGAACAGAAACATTTTGGAATGCAGTTGTGGTTATGACATCTACCCCTACCGTAAAAGGAAGAAGTCGTGTTGAAACTGAATTCGAAGCCAGCGATCAGCGTAGATTTTTCGTTAATTGCCCAAAATGTGAATATGCGCAAACTTTAAAATGGGTGAATGTTAAATGGAAAGCCGACGACGGGAGTGATGCTTGGTTACAATGTGAAGGATGCGACGAGCACCTAACCGATGAAAATCGCATTGAAATGGTTAAAAAAGGTAAATGGATTGCAACATATCCAGAAAGGACATTGAAAGGTTATCATTTACCGGGCATTGCTTCACTTTTTCGTCATAAAAAAGGTTTTGTTTCTAGATTGCATCAAATGGCATCGGAAAACATTAAAGCTAAAAAAGCAGGAAAAGAGTCGCTTAGGACGTGGATAAATACGTTTTTGGCAGAGACGTGGGAAGATGAAGGAGAACAAGTTGCGTGGGAACCATTAATGCAACGGCGGGAAGATTGGGGTGATTTTCCTAAAAATGCTCTTATTTTGACCGCTGGCGTTGACATTCAAGGCGATAGATTTGAGGTTGAAATTGTAGGCTGGGGAGAAGGTGAGGAATCATGGAGCATTGAATACCATTGTGTTATGGGAGATTTTAATATACCAGAAACACATGCCGCACTTGATGAAATTTTGCAAAAGAAATTTATACATCCAAGCGGTGCGGAGCTTTTTATAAGTTGTGTTTTTATTGACTCAGGACACAAAACAAAAGCTGTTTACGCTTTTACGAAACCTCGCGAAACAAGACGTGTTTATGCTTGTAAAGGTGTTGGAGGTCCGGGTGTGCCATTACTTGGAAGACCAACAAGAAGGGGTGTAGACAAAGCAGCATTATTTAGCATTGGGACAGATACAGCTAAAGAGTTGACATATTCACGACTTTCCTTAGGTGAAAAAGGATCGGGTTTTATGCATTTTCCAAACGATCGACAAGAAAATTGGTTTCGTCAATTAACAAGTGAAACAAAAGTGACTCGCTACAAAAATGGTGTGCCATTTACACGTTTTGAGAATCCTAGCAAAGCACGAAACGAAGCTCTTGACATCCGAGTTTATGCAACTGCCGCATTATCATTGATGCGAGTTAACTGGAACAAACTAAAGAAAACCATTCAAGACCCGCCTAAGAAAAAAGCCGCCAAACCAAAAAAGAATGCCCGTGGAAAAAAAGGCGGGTGGGTGAATGATTGGTAGAGTTTGACATTTAGTCAAATTCAATGGCCGACAAAACTGACGAGGAAAAGCTGACTGCAGCGTTGGCGATGATTACGAAGATTGAAACGACTCTTGGAACACTTTATGAAAAAACGGCTAGCGCAACCAGCTTTGGAGACCAAAGTTTGACACTTGCAAGCATCGCTGATTTGGAAAAAAGCCGTGACCGTTGGAGACAAGAAGCGGAAACATTAAAGGCATCAGTTAACCGTCACCGCAAAACTTTGAAAATTCAATTCAGATGATTCAATACCTAAAGCGCAAATTCTCGCCGCCAAAAACAGCCGTTCGCAGATTCAACGCCACCCAGTCAAGCCGTTTGACGCTCGACTGGATTACTGCCTGCCTGTCGCAAGATGGTGAGCTCAAAGGGCAGCTTCCAATTCTTCGTGACCGTTCGCGTGACTTGGAGCGAAATAATGAATGGGTAAAAGGTTTCTTGCGTAGCCTTGAGAACAACACACTTGGAGAAAAAGGTGTATCTTTACAGGTAAGGGCAAAAGAAGCTAATGGACAGCTTGACGAAATCGCCAACAATATAATTGAGCGGGCTTGGAAGCAATGGAGCAAAGTTGGCAACTGTGAAGTTACAGGACGCCACTCATGGATTGACGTGCAACGCTTAATCCTTCGATGCATTGCACGTGATGGTGAGGTGCTGATTCGAATGATTAAGAAAAGCACTGGCTTATGCTTACAGATTCTTGAAGCCGACCTTTTAGACGATAGCTACAACGCCCGGGCTGACAACGGTAACGAAATCCGGTTTGGTGTTGAGTTTGATTCATACCGCCGACCAGTTGCTTACCACTTGCTTGGCAACCATCCCGGAGATTCTCAATTCAACGCTGATTTTAAGCGAAGAATCCGGGTGCCAGCCGAAGAAATCATTCACCCGTTTAAAACAGAGCGACCAGAGCAAAGCCGGGGCATCCCTTGGCTTGTAAGCTCAATGAACAGGCTCAAGATGTTAGACGGCTATGCAGAAGCCGAACTTGTTGCAGCTAGAACCGGGGCCGCTAAAATGGGCTTTTTCACCAAAGCAACACCAGACGGGTGGACGGGTGAAATTGATGATGACGGAAATCTTCCTGTTGATTCGTCGCCCGGCACAATTGAAGAGCTACCTGCAGGAGTTGACTTCAAAAGCTGGGATACCAACCACCCAAATTCAGGCTATGGAGATTTCGTTAAATCATGCCTGCGCGGAGTTGCTACTTCTCTTGGCATTTCTTACAATGCTCTTTCAAATGATTTGGAGGGAGTAAACTATTCAAGCATCCGCGCCGGGTTGATTGAAGAGCGCGAAGTTTGGAAGGCAGTCCAACGCATGATGATTGACCACGTTCTTGAGCCAGTTTTTGAAGCATGGCTTGAAGTCGAGCTTCTTTCTGGTCGCCTTGGTTTGCCATTCGATAAGTTCTTTAAATTCAACGCCCCAGAATTTCGGGGACGCCGATGGGCTTGGGTTGACCCCAAGAAAGACATGGAAGCCGCTGTCCTTGCAATGCGTAACCGCATCAGGCCACTTCGTGACATTATTGCTGATGCCGGGGATGACATCTATGACGTTCTTGCGAAGGTTAAAGAAGATGAAGAACTTGCTGCAAGCTATGGCTTAAAATTAGACCCTGACCAAATTGACAATTCTGAGATTGTCGATGAGCCAGAAGAAGGTTGAAGAACTATCACACCGCTCCTTTGAATTAAATCAACGGGCTATTAACGAAGACGACCGCACAATTGAAATTGCGTTTTCTTCTGAAGCTGAAGTAGAGCGCGGTTATGGCACCGAAGTGCTAGACCACCGCTCTAAAAGCGTTCGCCTTGACCGTCTAAACAACGGCGGTGCTTTCCTGATGGAACACAACCGCAACGACCAGATTGGTGTTGTAGAGAGAGCATGGATTGATGACGACAAAAAGGGTCGCGCGGTCGTTAAGTTTTCAAAGTCGGCAAGAGCCGAAGAGATTTTCCAAGACGTAAAAGATGGCATTCGCCGATTGGTTTCGGTTGGCTATCGCATTTACGATATGGATTCTGAGAAGTTAGACGGAGGACGGGAGTCTATCCGCGCGACTGATTGGGAGCCGTTTGAACTTAGCTTGGTAAGCATCCCCGCAGATGACTCCGTTGGTGTCGGCAGGGCGATGAAAAACGAACAAACGGAAACCCAAAATTTAAAAACTGAAAATATGTCCGAAAATAACGACATCACATCGGCTCCCGAGCAACGCTCCGTGGAGGTAATTAACGAAGCTCCCCGTGTTGACATCAACGCCGAGCGTCACAGTGCTGTCTCTGCCGAGCGTAGCCGCATCGCAAGCATTCAAGCAGTAGCCGAGCAAGCTAAAGAGCGCGGCATCAGCCTTGATGTAAGCAAAGCTGTTGCTGAAGGTGTATCTGCTGACGATTTCCGTCAGGCCGCTTTTGATAAGGTTTGCGAAAAGAAAGCTGAGTTTGTCCCAGCCGACCTTTCCAAGTCTGAAAAGCGTGATTTAGGCCGTTTTGACCTTGGTGCCGCCCTTCGCGCTCACTACTCCGGTGCTAAACTGGAAGGTGCAGAGCGTGAAGTTGTTGAAGAAGGAATTCGCGAAGCTAAGAACGCTGGCATTGGTCAATCTCGCGGTATTATGCTTCCTTCGTTCTACGTTAACAAGCGTGACATGACTGCTGGAACTGCCAACCAAGGCGGCCACACTGTTGCAACTGATAAAGCTGGGCTTCTTGATGACTTCTTCGCTTCTTCAGTAATGAATCAGCTTGGTGCTACTGTTCTCACCGGACTTAGCGGCAACCTTGACATTCCGATTCTTGCAGCCGGAACAGCAGCCGCTAAAAAGGCCGAGAACGCAGCAGCCGACGAAGTCAGCCCAACTACTGCACAGTTGAGCCTTACTCCTAAGCGACTTCCTGCATTTATCGACATCAGTGACCAGCTTTTGGCACAGTCCTCTTCCGCAATTGAAGCAATGCTTCGCGGACACTTGACTGCTCAAATGCTTGAGACTCAGGAAAAAGCATTTTTCCACGGCGGTGGAACCAACGAAGCGAACGGCGTTGCTGATGCTTCTGGAATTGGTGACGTAATTGGTGGAACGCACGGAGCCGCTCCTGACTATGCTGACATCGTTTCTCTTGAAGAGAAGGTTGACGCTCAGAATGCTCTGCAAGGTGGACTTGCTTATGTTACAAACGGCCAAATTCGTGCGAAACTCAAGCAGACCAGCAAGCAAGCTTCTGGAGTTGAAGGCAACTTCATCATCTCTGATGGAAGCCCAAACACCATTAACGGATACCGCGCTGAGTTCACTAACGCAGTTAGCCGCACATTGACCAAAGGAAGTTCATCAGTTGCATCTGCAATCTTCTTTGGTAACTTCGCTGACTATGTAATTGGCTACTGGGGCGGACTGAACCTTGAGCTTCTCCGCGACAGTGCTAACGCCAAGACCGGCTTGCACACCTTGGTTGCTAACACCTACTATGACGGTGGTGTTCGCCGTCCTAAGTCGTTTGCCGCAATGCTCGACGCACTGGGTGCATAATTAGCCAAAGCGCAATAACAATCACAAGGGCGGTGGGGTTAATCCTCACCGTCCTTTTTTGACTTTTAGGAAAGAACATGAAGAATCTGGAAATCATCGAATCTTGTTTTGTAAAAGGTGAACCTGTCGAACCCGGAGCAATCCTTAAGAACGTAGACAACAGCGTAGCTTCTCAATTACTTGTAAGTGGCAGAGCAAGAATTGCACCAAAGGCCGAGCCAAAACCAAAAGCCGAGCCAAAAAAGAAAGCTGCAAAAAAAGCAGCCAAGAAAGCAGCCAAAAAGATAGATGCAGACGGCGATAGCAAATAGCATTAAAGATGCTTTTGTGCAGCACCGTGCTGACTACGGTGTAAGCATTACGATTGACGGCGAGACTGTGACGGCAATTGTTTCAGAGTCGCAGTTTGCCCGGGAGCTTATGGAAGGCGGCTTTGCTGACGAAGGTGACATTGAAGTAAAAGTTTTACTTTCTGACCTGACTCAAATTCCAAGCCTTGGAAAGCCCGTGTTATTCCGCTCAAGAAACTTCAGAGTTTCAAGAGTTGGAACACAACCCGGCGCACTAGTCGGTGAAATAAGTTGCCGCCCGGCTAGGCGTTAAAGAAGCTCAAGCAATCGCTTCAAGTCTTTGGTGTCAGCCCGTAGTGCAGCACGTTCGTCTTCGTCCATCGCTGGCAGTGTCTTTCTTAAAACGGAAAGCAACCGGGTAAGGTGAACAATGTAATTGTCAGAACCAAACTTGCGCTTGCGACCCTCATATTCTTCTTTAGTGATTAGCCTTGGCTCTTTGGGTGAGCATGAAATTGAAAGCTTAAGAATCTTTTTTGACGGTTGTGAATCTTTCCCGGCAAGAAACTGAAGCCAGCCAAACCTAGATTCTTCATTTGCAATTGATGCAACTGCTTGATGATGCTCAAAGCTAAGGTGAGCAATCCGCTTTTCCATCGGAATTCTTCGGCAGACAGTAGCCAAGGCCAACAATGATGCCCTATCAACTCCAGTCGTCTTTTCGGCTTCTTCAAACATCTCTGATGAAATGCGTTTTTTGAAGTTGGTGCCGCCATAGACAAGCCAGTCACCCAATGCCCAACTAAACCGCTTCGTGGCTTCTCCAAATCGTTGCCCGATTTCCCGCCACTCTTCAAAAGGTAATTCAGCTTGAAATGTCATGCCGACTTCACCCGGCCCGTTTTGTGTTAGTTCATTTGTCATTTGATTGTATTTTCTACGTTCTTAAATCTCGCATTGCGGCAGTTTTCACGCCCTTTACGGCTTCGCATGGCTCTTGTCGGTTCTATTCCAAAAGCTTCACACAAGTCAACACAGCGGCGGGAAACGGTAGCTCTGCTCACCTTATGCTCTCGTGCTATCTCGGCCATGCTTTTTCCTTCATAACAAAGTCCAGAAATAAGGCAAAGGCAATCAATGGTTAAATCAGGGTGCGGTGATGCTTTTAAAAACCCAAGCAATCGTCTCATCATAACAAGCACGGGCGACTCAATTGAATTCGTCACTTTCTCTTCTTCCCGTGGGTCGTATGCCGGAACTCGCTCACCGTTTTCCCAGTAAAATTGTTGCATGCAACAAAATTACACAAAAATTGACAGTTTGGCAAATTTTAATGCCTTCCTCTACAAACGGTGCAACTTCGGTCGTAACTCAGATTTCTGAACGGTTTGAAACTGACCGGTTTGGAGTTGATTCTATTGAAATGACGGTTGAAATACCAAACGCCAGTTTTCCATCACAAATGCTTATTGAGGGTGCTACTTATCCCATAAGACCTCCTGCAAGTAGTTCTGCTTATCCAAATATGTCGTTGACTCGCAGAACCGGGCAGCGCGGCAAGCCGGGTTGGTGGACCGTAAACTATGTTTTTGAAGGTTTTTTAGTAAGTTTGCCAGACCCCACTTATGAACTTACAACGTCTTTAAGTCAGGAGCCAATTCAAACACACCCAGACTTTGCAACGTTTGCAGGAACACCAAGCACCAACCCACCAATCAATGGCTCTGTATTTGTTGACCCAGACACGGGTTTTGGGTCTAGAAAAAGCAATGCTATTTGGAAAGAGTTTGCTTTTAAAGGAACAGCAAACGAAAAAGCAGGAATTGAATCTTATTTAGCTCCCGGGGCTGAATGGAGGGAGACAAAATTTCAAACATCAAGGCCAACAGGAATTCGTGACGTTGGAACAATTGAAACACCAGCAGGCTCACCGCCAACTTTATCAGGCCGTGATTGGTTGGCGTGGGGTGAAACATATGTCCGCAGAGGCCATATATACCAAGTCACCAGCACTTGGAAGTTATCTGGAAGAAACGGCTGGGACGCAGACATTTATTCATAATGGACTTACACCAAATTTTCCAAGGTGGGCCGTCATCTTACAAGTGGAAGCAGCTTGGTGAGTATTTAAAAGGCAATCAGCTTAACGCTGGCAAAGGCATCAAGATTGAAAACAGCACTAGCAGCGGAAGCATTATCTCAGCTAAACAGCCAAGAGACATAAGGCAATCACAAGCTCCACCATTTTCTGTTTTAAGTTTGCGGCAAACAACAAGCAACACTTATGCTGTTGAAATTCAAGAAGGCTGGGTAATTGAGCGGAAAACAAGATATGACTCAACTGTTGATGCTGTAGGTTTTCACGAAGTAAATTTAGGCGGGGCAGCAATGTCAACACGGCCAAGAAATGAAGTAACACTTGCACATGACCAATATGCTTATGTGCAATTTTGGACAAGTGCAGAAGGCTTTGTGACCAGTACACCAGTAATTAATGTTGCATCTACTGTCCCAAACAGCACGCACCACCAACCTGCATCAGGTGCAGGAAGTGGTGCATATGGTAATTATAACGTAAAACTTTTCAAGCTAAGTGTTGATAACGGTTCACCTAAAATAATTGTCTACCAGCAAAGCGATATTGAACACACAAGGCTCCCAACCTTTCGCAATGTTGGCGGTGAAAGATATATCCATAAAGATTGGGACGGAGCGGCTGATAGGTATGACTTTAGAACACTAAAGCAACATGAGCCTTCTGGTCGAACTTATGGAAAAGTAATTGTTGATTTTGTTAATACCGAAGATGATGACCAAAATGACGCAATCAAGTTTTCAGCAATTGCAGAAAGAGCTAGTGACCCTCAAATAAATGTAAATGATGACAATAGCGGAACTATTACAGTTGAAGGCAATAATGTAGATGGAACTATATTATGGATGGATTGTGATGGTGATGACACAACCCTTCTTCAATGGAAAGATGGGCTTGTAACCTCAGTGGGTGAGCAAATTATCACGGCAGGGTGCAATGGTTTACCGTCTGGCAGCTCTGGTGACATTCTTTATCACAATGGCACAACTTGGGTGACTTTAGCAAAACCATCAGGAACAAATTCAAATGGAGGAGGTTATGATTTAACACACATGGGTGGTTCGACAGTAGCTCCTCAATGGACTTCTGGCTTACCTTCGGCAAATTCTGGTGATATTCTTTACTACAACGGCTCAACTTGGGTGACGTTAGCTAAACCACCATCAACAAATCCAGATGGAGAATGGTTTGTGTTAGCTCACGCTGGTGGCTCTACAGTAGCACCCGAATGGATTCCTCACGACTGATAAATCTAGCATGAAACTTTGACCATGTTCACCGCTAAAGTAGACACAAGCAAAATGAATTATCTCATGGCAGAGCTTGCTGCTGAGAATTACAAAGATTTAAATGAAATAATCAAAGACCAGACAAAAGTAATTCTTGGTAATTTGATTGCAATTACACCTCCGGGAAAGAGACAGGGAAATGATTTCTTAAACAAAAAAGGATACATTTCAAATGCAGCATTTCAAAATGCAAAAAAAGTAATCACTTCAGACGTTGCTAAGTTGTTTCCCACTTCTGCCGTTGAAGAAAATAAGCTAAAAGGGCAAATCGCAGGTGGCAAAGAATTTAAAACTGCATTGGGATTGCGACAAATAAAGCAGTTTGCTGGCTCAATTGCAGAGCTTGAAAGAATTCACAAACAATCAAGAAACAAGCGTGGAAGAGTGAATGCAGGGAGAGCTTCTGCAAATATGGCTTTAACTAGAACCCAAATCAAAAATGAATTTAAGAAAAGGCAATTTGCAAAGATTGGTTTGCTGAACGCTGGCTGGCTTAACGCTGCAAGAGATTTAAAACTCGCCAAAGCAGCGACCCCCAAATGGATAACCAGACACTCACCAAAACCGGGATATGCTATTTTCAGAAAAAGCAAACGGGGCTTGGCTATCACAATTGCAAACAAGGTAAACTATTACCCTAAAGATGCAGCCGCTAGAATCAATCAGTCAATTTATCGTTCAGAGCGTCACCTAAGAGCATTGATAGGGGTTGCAATGAAGAAAAACGCTGAAAAAACAAACCGCAAAATGCGCAAAAAATGATTAGGACAGACATAATTAAAAGGCTTCAAAGCTATTTACAAACTCATTATGATGGTAATATCACCATTTTAACTGAAGAAGATGACGGTGATTTAACCCCACCTTGCGCAGTTGTTCGTATAAGCTCTGCTGAAGACATGGGAGCAAATCAAGCTTACGTTTGGGATTTTAACGTGATTGTTGCCGTGTTCCATGATGCCGATGATGTTACAATTGAAACGGCTGAAACTGACTCCGCTGAACTGTTTAATGAGCTTGCAGATTACGAAGATGTAACTGCTTATTTAAATTCTGGGAATTTTCAAGCATCAGTGTGGCATCCGCAACTTATTGAAGCAGGACGGGAAGAAACCAAGTGGACGCACTTTCAAACTTACAGGCTTATTGCTGGCCCGGCTTAATTTTGACAACAGAAAATTATCATGGCAGTTACAATTAACGGCGCAACCGTATCTTGGGGCATCCCGGCAGCAGGGAAGACAGTAGCAGACTCACTTGTTGCTGGAATCGTTCAAGACTTTGAAATTTCAACTGACGGCAACGTAGCTGAGATAGCTGATGAAGATGGTGACATGGTTGCCAGAGTTGACCACGGCGAAAAAAATACTGTTTCTTTTTCAAGTTTAGTAACCGCATCATCTCCAACCCTCCCATCAAAAGGGACTGCGGTTACATTTGCATCTGCAATTGACGGTGTTGATTTTACTGCTGGGGAAGCTTTTGTTGAATCAGCGAGCATCACTCACGCTGGCACAAACACAGCAACAGTAAGCTTCACAGTAACACATTATCCTTACTTTGCTTAATGCCTAGCCTTGAGCAGCTTCAAAAAGCTATCCAAAACACAGAAGGGAAAACCCCTAGTGAAATTCTTGAGGCTTTTATGCCAAAGGGTAAGACCGTTGGCGGCGTTCCTTTGGTTGATATAACCTTTGGCCACGGTTTATTTCTTTCGAACATCAATCACCCGCTTGCAACCGGGCAGATTGATGATTGGAAACCCTATGACATCGCTGTTGCGCTTTTTGCTTTTACTAGAACATCAAAAGAGCTTACTCAGCTAATAAGGGAAGACAGGCTAGAAGACTCTCTTTATGAATTTTTAGATGCAATTCCTATGGATGAAGTTGAGCAATCTTCAGCAATTTTAATTGCTCACTACTTTGGTTCAA